CTTATGCTTCTGAATTTGCAACGTTCCTTAAAGATGCATGGAAGGCCGCCGACGGAGATTTAGGAAAATTCTTCTCAACAATATGGGAAGAAAAACTATCACCTGCATTAACTAATGCGATGGCAAAAGTTGGAGAAATATTCGGTAATTGGTTTGGTAACTTCTTTAAAGAACACCTTGGCAAATTAATTGCTGGTGTGCTTGGCGGAATAGTAGGAATCATTATTAGTGGCTTCATAACATCTCTATTACCAACAGTGTTTGGGATTATCCTCGGACCTATCATTGCACCGTTCCTTGCAATTGGTGCGGCACTATTAGCAATCTTTGGTTGGGAAACTATCAAAGGTTGGGTCGGTGCGGCATGGGACGCTATTGTTGGGGTATTCAAAGGCATGATTGATATGTTTAAGTGGATATGGGAAAAGGTACAAGTACCAATTAAATTTATTTGGAGCATATATTCTACAATGTTCGGTTGGATTGGAGATATGTTTAGTTGGATATATGATAAAGTAAAAGGACCAATTAACACCATCTACAATGTTATTAGCGGAATGTTCGGCTGGATTGGTGATACTGTAGATTGGATCTGGGGCAAAATCAAAGCATTGAATCCGTTCAGTTGGTTTGGCGGAGACGATGATGAAGACGAAGCCGAAAAGAAAATTGCCGAAGAAAAAGATAGAACGGTAGGATTATCAGCAGAAGAAAAAGCAAAATTGGACGGATATAGTCCAGAGCAAGTTACAGCCGCTATGATGCCAGATGCTCCGTCGGTTACAAACCCAAGCAGTGATACTACTATGCCAGACTTTACACCAAGTACCAGTTCAGGTGGCGAGATGGCGACTGCAAATGTAAATAATAACGCATTGGCTGAATTGATATATGAACAAAATAAAATACTTAAGGCTCAATTAAATGCAATTAAGGGTCTACAAGGTAATTTATTGAAAGGATTAGGATAATATGAGTTGGAAAAGATACTTTACAAACGTACCAACTGCTGACAACAGTATGGGCACAATGAGTCCATTTAGTGGTCGCGGCGGCGCAGAACCCGGTCCTGCTCGTTCAAATTATTCAAGTTATCTTCCAGATGTATATGTTGGATCACCAAATCGTGTTGAACGATATGGACAATATAATGTAATGGATAATGATTCAGAAGTAAATGCGGCATTGGATATATTGGCAGAATTTTGTTCGCAGAAAAATCCAACCAATCACACAAGTTTTAATTTACATTTCAATAATAAAGCAACCAATTCAGAAATAAAAATTTTAGCACAGTATCTAAAACAATGGAGTAAACTTCAAAAATTTGATACTAAGATGTTCCGTATTTTACGTAATGTATTCAAATACGGAGATGCATTCTTTGTAAGAGATCCAGAAACTAAAAAATGGTTTTACATTGATCCTGCCAAAGTGTCACGTATTATTGTAAACGAATCAGAAGGCAAAAAGCCTGAACAGTATATTATAAAAGACATTAACTTTAATTTTAGAGATCAAGTAATTACTGATCCATATGTGACTTCAGGAAATGTCACAGGCGGCGGCGCTTCACAACCTGCTACAGGTTATCAAAGTGGTGGCGCTCAAGGAATGGTTGGTAACACTGGAACTTCACAAGGCGGAAGTAGATTCCAAACTGGACAGCGAGAATATGCTATTGATGCTGAACACGTTGTACACTTATCACTGTCAGAAGGATTAGACAACAATTTTCCATTTGGTAACTCACTGTTAGAATCTATCTTTAAAGTTTACAAACAAAAAGAATTACTTGAAGATGCTATTATCATTTACCGTACACAAAGAGCACCAGAAAGACGTGTATTCTATATTGACGTAGGTAATATGCCTTCACACCTTGCAATGCAATTTGTTGAGCGTGTTAAAACAGAAATTCATCAAAGACGTATTCCAAGTGCAACAGGCGGATCAACAAGTGTTATTGATAGTGCATACAATCCACTATCAACTAACGAAGATTACTTCTTTCCACAAACAGCAGAAGGACGTGGATCTAAAGTTGAAACACTACCGGGTGGTACTAACTTAGGTGAAATTGACGACTTAAAGTATTTTACAAATAAATTAATTAGAGGTTTACGTATTCCAAGTAGTTATTTGCCAAGTGCGGCACAAGACGAAGGACAAAGTCAATACAACGACGGTAGAGTTGGTACAGCGTATATCCAAGAATTACGTTTTAACAAATACTGTGAACGTTTACAGAGTCTTGTTACAGAAGAATTTAATCAAGAATTTAAACGCTACCTGTTAGAAAAAGGTGTAAACATTGACATTAGTATGTTTGATCTAAGAATTGAACCACCGATGAACTTTGCAAGTTACAGACAAAGTGAACTTGATAATGTAAGGATTCCTACATTTACACAAGTACAAGCAATTCCATTCTTATCAAATAGATATGCTATGAAACGTTTCTTAGGATTAAGTGACGAAGAAATTGCAGAAAATGAAAGATTATGGCGTGAAGAAAATGATGAAAACTTACAACCGTTGCCAACCGATGCCGCTGGCGAAATGAGAGGCGTTGGTATTAGTGGAGCAGGAATAAGTGCTGACATGGGCGGAGCAGAAGATATAGATCCAGAAGCAGAACCAGCACCAGTTGATGGCGGAGCAGATACACCACCTGATACAACAACAGGCGGCGGAGCAGGACCTGCACCTGAAACACCTCCAGCATAGGAATAAATAGTTACATGATACTAAGAGAATTATTTTACTTTGACAAAGAAACACTTGAGCCGGTTGAGGATAAATCCTACGATCCAATGGACGACGAGTCCATTATTAAGGTAGATGATACTCGAAAAACAAGATTAACACTCCGACAGATTAATAAAGCACGTAGAGCATCTGAGTTTCACAAAGAAGAACAACAGAAAGAATTGCATTTTGTAAAACAAATGTATGGCATTGCTTCACAGCCAGAAGTATAACGGAGTTTAACAAATGTCTACGGCGTTTGTTGTTGGTAACGGAACCAGCAGAAGAACAATCGACTTACACCCCCTTAAAAACATAGGACCTATATACGGTTGCAATGCATTGTATAGAGAATTTGAACCTGATCATCTTGTAGCAGTTGATGCTAAAATGATATTTGAAATAGCAAAATCGGGTTGGCAAAAAACACACAGAGTGTATACAAATCATAATAAAACATTTAAAGATATTGAAGGATTAAAAATATTAAATCCAACTAAAGGTTGGAGTAGCGGGCCAACTGCTTTAGATTTAGCAACTGAACATAAAAATGAAATTATCTATATTTTAGGCTTTGATTTTAAAGGCACCACAGGCACAGGACAAGCAGGAGATCTTGTTAATAACCTATACGCAGGCACCCTTAATTACAAAAGAAATAATGATCCAGCAACATATTACGGTAATTGGGAACGCCAAGTTGGGGTTATTTTGCAAAGAAATAGCAAAACGAGATATATAAGAGTAGTAGAAGAAGGAGATATTTTTGTACCGAAAAGTTTACAAAAATTTTCAAATTTAAAACATATTACAGTTGAAGAATTCAAAAAAACCTTCAACTAATCACATTCGGGTTTCAAAATACTGCGTTTTGAGCCTGTTTTCCACGTATATTTCCAATTATATGTAAATATTATTGACAGCCTTACCATATATAAACTTACAGGAGGTACCAAAAATGGCAGATCGTAACAAATTCGAGGAAATGCTCGAAAAATTAGTTAACGAAGATCGCAAAGGTGCAGAAGAACTGTTCCACGAGATCGTAGTTGAAAAATCAAGAACAATTTATGAAAATCTACTTGAAGATGACATGGAAGACTTAGATGTTAAAGAAGCATCTAAAGATGACGAAGATGAAAAAGAAGTAGATGAAGCATCAGACAATGATGACGAAGAAACTAACGAAGCAACTGATGAAGATGAAAAAACTGATGAGTCAAAAGACGAAGAAGTAGACGAAGCATCTGATGAAGAAGTTGCTGAGGAAATTCCAACAGAATTAACACCAGAAGGTGATGACGACATGGGCGGTGATCCAGCAGACGATATGATGGCTGACATCGAAGATGACGCAGAAGGCGAAGACAAGCCAGAAGGCGAAGAAGAAATCGAAGATCGTGTTGTAGACCTTGAAGACGCATTAGACGACCTTAAAGCCGAATTTGAAAAAATGATGGGCGACAAAGGTGAAGAAGGCGACGAAGGTGAAGAAGACTCAGAAGCACCAATGGATGACATGGGTGACGAAGAGAAGGAAGACGAGGCATTTGAGCCTACTTCCGAACTTAGCGTAGACGAAGTACCTGCATTTGAAGGTGCAAAGTCACAAACAGAGCAAATGAGAGAGTATGTTGAAAAAGTTGCTGAGCCAAAAGGCGAAGATAACAAAGCAAAATCTCCAGTTGCTGGTAAAAACGACATGGGCGGCACAACTGCTAATATCGCAAAAGGTTCTGCAGAGGAAAAGGGTGGTAAAGCATCTGCTCCGAAAACAGATGATCATGGAAACGTGAACGTACCAGGCGGTAAAGCAAGTAAGTCAATGTCAAACGCTAAAGCACCTGAAAAAGGTGAAAAAGGCGCTGATAGTAAAAGCATTATCGGCTCATAATTGTTGAGGATTATTAAGTGATTAACTTACGAGAGAACTTGACATTCGACCAGGCGAAGATCGTTCTGGAATCTACTGAAGACGGCAAAGACCTTCATTTAAAAGGTATTTGTATCCAAGGGGGTGTACGCAATGCAAACCAGCGTGTGTATCCTGTTAGTGAAATCAGTAGGGCTGTCAACACTCTTAACGATCAGATAAGCGGTGGATATTCAGTACTCGGAGAAGTAGATCACCCAGAAGGACTCAACATTAACCTTGACCGTGTGTCCCACATGATTAAAGAAATGTGGATGGATGGACCTAACGGTTATGGCAAGATGAAAATATTACCAACACCGATGGGACAACTGGTTAAAACAATGCTGGAAAGCGGAGTTAAACTGGGCGTCTCATCACGTGGTAGTGGAAACGTAAACGAGGACAACAATGTGAGTGATTTCGAAATTATCACAGTTGATATTGTTGCTCAACCATCTGCTCCTGGTGCATATCCAACACCAATTTACGAGCATTTGATGAATACCCGAGGCGGTATGCAGGCATTTAATATGGCTCGCGAAGTTCAAGGCGATGCAAAGGCACAGAAATATCTAAAGGAATCACTTGTACAAATTATACAAGGATTGAAATAAGGAGAACAAGATGTTGGAAGCACTGAAATCACTCTTTGAGAATAATGCTATTTCGGAAGAAATCAAAGCCGACATCGAAGAAGCGTGGAACAATAAGGTTACAGAAAACCGTATGCAGGTAACAGCAGAACTTCGCGAAGAATTTGCACAAAAGTATGAGCACGATAAGTCAACTATGGTTGAAGCCGTGGAAAAAATGCTTGATGACAAACTAAGTGAAGAGATTAAGGAATTTGCAGACGACCGTTCCAAACTTGCAGAGGCAAGAGCAAAGTACCATGTAGCAATGCGTGAAAACGCAGATCTACTTAAGAACTTTGTTGTACAGCAACTCGGCAAGGAAGTTTCTGAACTACACGAAGATCAAAAAGTAATGTCAGAGAAATTTGGCAAACTTGAAGAATTTGTTGTAGAGGCTTTGGCAAAAGAAATTGCAGAGTTCCATGAAGATAAAAAAGATCTTGCGGAAACTAAAGTTCGACTAATTCGTGAAGCGAAAAAACACTTAGACACTGTAAAAGAATCTTTCATCAAGAAAGGTGCTAAAGTTGTTGAAAACACTGTTGCAAAAACACTTTCTAAAGAGATTACTGCTCTTAAGGAAGACATTGATGCGGCACGTAAGAACGACTTTGGACGTAAACTATTTGAAACATTTGCAGATGAGTATCAGCATTCATACTTAAATGAAAAATCTGAAACTGCAAAATTATTAAAAGTAGTTGAGTTGAAAGACAAACAACTTGCAGAGGCTAAAACTATCGCTACAGAAAAAGCGAAATTAGTTGAATCAAAAGATGCTGAAATTAAATCAGCACAAGATTCTGCAAAAAGAAAAGACATAATTTCTGAACTAACTGCTCCGTTGAGTAAAGATCAGAAAGAGATTATGA